GGTACAGAGACTGCAGGTAATGCAGTTAACCACGTTGTTATCGGCGGTAAATACTTTACAGATAAACTCGATCATACTCCCGGTACAGTTACACCTTCATCTGCGATCATCGTTGATGCTAACGGTAAGATTGACAACCTCAAAGTAGACAACATTGAAATTGATGCTAACACGATTAGCTCAACAAACCCAAACGGTAACGTAAACATTGCACCAAATGGTTCAGGTTCTGTTGTTCTAGATGGTCAATCTTGGCCTCAAACATCCGGTACAAACGGACAATATTTAAAGACAGATGGTTCAGGTCAAACCGTGTGGAGTAGCCCACCTTCAGGTGATTTCACTATCCAAGGCGACTCAGGTAGCGATTTATTCAGTAATGGCGATACCCTGATCTTTTCAGGTACAGATGCAATTGACACTGTAGTAACCGATAATGAAGTTACAATTTCTGTAAAAGATGCAAGTAATACTCAAAAGGGTGTAGCAAGTTTCAATACTACAGATTTCTCTGTAGCAGGTGGTGCTGTCAGTATTAACCACGAACACATTCAAGATGTAGTTGGTACAATGGTTAGCTCCAACGTAGAAACTGGTATTTCTGTTACTTACGATGATACGAATGGTAAATTAGATTTTGCAGTTAATAGTCCTGTCATCACCATCTCTGGAGATGTAGACGGTACTGCTACGATGACCAATTTGGGTAACACAACCATTGCTGTTATACTAGATACAGTGAACTCCAACGTAGGTACATTTGGTTCTTCAAGTGCAGTTCCTGTTGTAACTGTAAACGAAAAAGGCTTAGTAACTGCTGTAAGTACTGCAGGTATTTCAACTTCATTCACTATTGCTGCTGATACTGGTACTCCTGATGTTTTCAACAATGGTGAGACACTATCAATTGTAGGTGGTGAAGGTATTGATACCAGTATCAGCGGTGCAACTAATACAATTACAATTTCTGCTGAAAACGCTTCAGACACCAATAAAGGTGTAGCTACTTTTAATGCAGCTAACTTCTTGGTAACTTCTGGCGATGTTATCCTCAAAGACGCAGGTGTTACAAACGCAAAGTTAGTTAACTCCAGTGTAACCGTAGGTACTTCGAACGTAGCACTAGGTGCAACGATTACTTCTTTAACTGGTCTAACTGAAGTTCAAGTAGATAATTTAAACCTTAACGGTAACTCCTTAACCGCAACTGACGTTAACGGCAGTGTCGTATTGGTCCCTAACGGTAACGGTGTAGTTGATGTTTCAGATTCCCGTATTACTGGTGTAGCCGATCCTGTCAATGCAACAGATGCTGCCAACAAAGTTTACGTAGATAATGCTGTCACTGGTTTGAGTTTTAAGGCTGCTGTTAATCTTTTTGCTAATACAAACATCGCATTAACAGGTAGCACTTCAACATTGGTTATTGATGGTCACTCTGCCTTAGATCAAACTGACAACGGTTATCGCATTTTACTTACTGCACAGACAACAAACTCTGAAAACGGTATTTATGTTTATGCAGATAACGGTACAACTTACACACTATCCCGTGCTGCTGATACAGATGTTTACACCGAATTAGATGGTGCTTCAGTCTTCGTTGTAGAAGGCACTACATACGCTCAAACAGGTTGGGTACAAACTAATCATTATTTAACTAGCTTTGCAGGTCAAACTTGGGTTCAGTTCTCAGGTTCCGGTGCATATGTAGCTGGTGAAGGTTTAACATTAACTGGTACAACTTTCGATGTAGGCGCTGGCGCTGGTATTGCAGTAACTGCTAACGCTGTATCTCTTGCAGACTCAGTTGCAGGTAACGGTCTAGCATTTAACGCAGGTGTAGTAAGTGCAGTTGGTACTGCTAATAGAATTGCAGTGAGCGCAGACGCAATCGATATTGCTTCTACATACGTAGGTCAAACCAGTATCACCACATTAGGCACTATCTCAAGTGGTACTTGGTCTGCTGATACCATTGCTACTACCAAGGGCGGTACAGGCTTGACAACTTACGCAACTGGTGATATACTGTATGCTTCTGGTTCAGATACTCTATCTAAATTAAGTATTGGAACTAACGGTAAGGTGCTGCAAGTAAATGGTAGCGGTGTTCCAGTTTGGGCTGACATTGATGGTGGTACATACTAAATCATGTATTTGATTAATGGGCGGTTTTTACCGCCCTTTTCTTTTCCCTTTATTAAGGATTGCAAATGCCAAGTAAGATTATATTAAAGAAGTCTTCAGTAGCTTCTAAAGTACCCGTTGCAGGTGATTTAGATTTCGGTGAATTAGCTATTAACTATACTGACGGTAAGTTATATTTCAAAAAGGCAGATGGTAATATTGACGCTTTTTCAAAAGGTTCTGAATCTTCTGCAGGTGTTGCAATCTCTGAGTCTGCACCTCCGAGTCCAAGTCCGGGTACGTTATGGTGGAATTCTGCTACAGGTAATCTTAATATATTTTTTGATGATGGTAGTTCTTCACAGTGGGTAAGTGCAGCAGGTGTCTCTGAGATAATTAACATAGAGGGATCGGGAAGTGCTACAAGTGTAAGTCCTTACTCTAATGAATATGTGGTAACAGGAACTACAACTGATGCTAACGAAACAGAAATATTTGTAAACGGTGTTTTAAACTCTAGAATTCCAGTTGCACCTGACACAGTTTGTGCATATTCTATCGATATTGTAGCCAGAAGAACAAATGCAACAGGAGGCTATGCCTTTTTCCAATTAAAGAGTGCAGCAAGTAACACAGCCAGTACGGTTTCAAACGTAGGCAATGTTTACGAAATTGTTGTAACAAGAACAGACCCAACCATTGCAGTAGATGCCCGTGCAGATGACAGCACTAATTCTATTGGTATTTTTGTTACAGGTGTAGTTGGACAAACATACACTTGGCGAGCAGTAGTTAACACAATAGAGGTTTAATATGACAAGACGAACAAGAGCCTTCCTTGTTGACAATACACTGGGTAAAATATTCACTGGTGTTAAATCTGTTAGTGAAGCCAGCCCTGACAAGCTGATTGCTGGAACAAAATTATTAGTTAAAAGTTTAAGTGCAAATGCTAGAGTACAAGTAGTGCCTACTAAAAATTTAGGAACTGGTTTAACGGGTATGTACTTATCACCAAGTGGTGCTCTAGTTACACGCATTGACTTATCCGTTTTAACAGTCTGCTCAGGACAAAGTATTATTATCTCTGTACGCAAGGGTCTAACTTACGATCTATCTACCGAGATTTCAACTTACGAGTTACCTGTAGGTTTAAATACAAGAGGTTATATTACTACGATGCAAGTAGATGCTAATGAAAGTTTATATTTTAGTGTCATCCAATCTGGAAGCATTAAAAGAGGTGCTGGTTTATCAGTACGAGTTAGTTATTACGCAGGATAATATAAATGACAGAAGAACAAATCAGAAACTATTTTGGAAACTATTTAATATACGAATTTGATGCACAAGCAGAAGAGTTATCATATCTGTTACCTGATAACAGTATAAATTATATTACTTCAGATTATAAAACGTATTTTATTTCTGACAAAATTGTTCCAGTTAATAGCAGAATTAAGCTATTCGCTGATAATACACAAGGAGTTAAATAATGTACGCAAAATTAGTAGTAGGTCCATCAATTATTAGTGCAGTTCGTGCAATGCGGGATATCGGTAGGTTAATTACATCTGCAAATCCGAGCGTTGATTTACTTACAGCGTTTAATAAAACTTCATCCATAATTATTGACCCGACCCCGGCAGGTTGGACATATGTAGGTGGTGTAAATGCAGCAGATCAGCCATCCATTGCCGCTGTAGATTCTACGGCAGCTACAACATCCCCTTACGGTTACACTAACGATACGCATTACAATCTTGCATTTTCTGCTCCCTGTTTAAATAACCCATCTCGTTTAAAGTATGCACTGCTAAGTCTTGTTTGGAGAGGGACTACAACCAGTGGTTATACTTTTGCCTTAACTGCTGCCCAAAGTGTTACACCTCTTGGTATTGCAACAAATGAAGGTCCACGCCCATTCGCAGCCGCTGCTGAAGGTATTGGTGAAACGAACAGTTTAGCAATTTGTACTGCAGCTAACTTTATCCTGCACGTTATTGCTTCACCACGCCATATCACAATTATCGTTGAAGGGTCAATTGCAGGTTTGAGTGCAGTTTGGGAAGCAACAAATACTGATGTACATGATTTTTATAATAAAGCTTCATTCATACAGTATTCACACGCACAATCTTCAGCAACCGCAAGATTTCCCATTATTTCACCTACCGGCTACACTCTCACGCAAAGCCCCGGTTGGATGGCTATCGCCAGTGGTGTTACAAACGTAAACACAGGTACTTATTACGGAACATACGATATTAGTGAAGCAGGGACTGCTAACTTAGGTAACTTGGCACAAGCAAGTTCTAGTTACCGAAATAACTCTATAAATGCTGCAGGTTCTCCTAAATATCAAATTGGCCCAGTATATTTCCAAATCGGTGAATTAGGTTATCCTACACAGTTTGTAACAGGTATTGTTCCAATTTACTGGACACGGGGTAATATCGGCAGTACTGGTGACGAGCTTGAGGTGGGTGGTGATTCTTATATGTTTTTTAACTGTGGTTCTGGCTTCGGTGTAATTATGAAAACGGATTAAATATGTTACTAGCATTTCAGGTTTTATCTAAGGATCAAACAAATTGGCAGAATCTTGAGACAATTAAACAACTCTTGAGTGCCGAGACAATCAAAAGATTAAAAATTTCTTATGATCCACTTATTGATCCGGGTGTTAATAATCCACAAGAGACTTACTCGTTCAATTAATATAATAGGAGTGTCAAATGACAGTACTAAATTTTCCAACATCTCCTACACTTAACCAAATCTACGTTTCATCTGCTGGTCGTAGTTGGAGGTGGGACGGTTTAAGTTGGATTCCTGTAGGTTCTAATATACCGTGGGATAAAATATCAGATACTCCTACAACCTTAACTGGTTTTGGGATTACAAATGCACAACCTTTGGACGCAGATTTAACCGCGATTGCAAGTTTGACAGGTACAAACGGACTATTAAGAAAAACAGCAGTAGATACTTGGAGCTTAGATACTAATTCATATGCGACAAGTTCTGGTGCTGTACTTACAGTGCCGACCCTTACGGGAACCCGTGAGTCTCGTGTGGCGCTGTCTACTGGCGCGATTGACCTGACATCAGCTAACTACTTCACCCGCACGATCTCAGGCGCTTTGACGTTCTCGGTATTGAACGTGCCAGCGAACGGTACTGCGATCTCGTTCATCTTAGATTTGACGAACGGTGGTAGCGCAGTGATCACTTGGTGGTCAGGTGTGAAGTGGGCTGGCGGCACTGCGCCAATCCTCACGGCATCTGGTCGCGATGTGCTTGGGTTCTTTACATACGATGGCGGAGTTACTTGGACTGGCCTTGTGCTTGGAAAGGACGTGAAATGACAGCGCGTGATATTATCATGGCTGCTGCAGGTGCAAGCACGGCAAAGGTGTCGCCAGTGCGCAAGGGTGTTTATGCAGGTGATCTTGTAAACGGATCACTCAGCTTTGTTGCAAGCGCAGGTGACATCGTTATTGCTTTTGCGACTCCTGACTCAAAGGAAGGTCTACTTAACTGGGGCGCTGATGCTGGCTGGACACGTATTTCAAATAACCCGTCTGAGAGCGTGGCGCTTTACCGAGTGCAGCAAGCAGGAGATCAAAGTACCGTGACTTTCTATTACGGGTACGGAAATTTCCGTTTGGATTGGGGGAGAGGCGTTGCTGTTGTCTACGGTGGGGCTGCGTATGACACGGCTGCTCAACACGAGTACGTCTACTCCACTCCGGTCACAGTCACAGGCCCAACGGCAACAGCGGATAACTCTGTGTTGTTAGGTTTCGTGAGCAGGGGTGATACTAGTGGGGATAGCGTTACTTTGGGGTCAACTGATCTCACGCAGTTAGCCATCTCGACACTACCAAACTGCGCTCAGTATGCAGGGGAAAAACCAGTGAGTGCAGGGGCAACATCCGCCACTTTTACAGCCACACAGTCAGACTACGTGTGTGCCATTTTGTTGACTCTTAAACCTGCGTAAGGATTAAATATGCTCCTGAAACTATCAGACCAATCTCGTGTAAGCGAACAAGAATTTCGCCGATCAAACCCTGACTCATCGTTTCCAATGGTGTTAACAGACGGCATCATTGCAGAATACGGGTACGCCATTTTGTACGAAACAGACAAGCCTGTAGCCCCAACTGGTTATAAGGTTGTAATTGATGGCGTTGAATTTGTTGACTCACAGTGGCGCACTAAATATGTCATTGAGCCACTCAATGAATATGAGATTGAGAGACTCGCAATTCAAGTCAAGTCAATCAGGAATTCACTTCTACTCGACTGTGATTGGACTCAACTCCCAGATACCGATGTTGACAAGCATGCGTGGGCGACTTACCGCCAAGCGTTGCGTAACCTGACGAAAAACCCAAATTGGCCTTTCATCGTTTGGCCTGAACAGCCGTCAACTTAATTGGGCAAGTGATTTATAACGCAAACTGTTTGTCGTTACAATTGAAGTTTAATCTTGACACATCTCTTTAGAAGTGTTATAATAAATTTGATTGACAAATGATACCTTAAGTGCGATCAAAAAGATAAAGTACAAGACTAATATAAGAAAAGGCTACCTCGTGTAGCCCTTTCTGTTTATTATACTTGATTTTCTAATAAAATTATGATATAATAATGTTTATATTGTGCTAAATGGGAAGAATATGGAAACAATTAATAAAGCTAAAAGTTATGCTCCCACAGAAGCAATGCGAAATAATGCACGAAGAGGTTTAGCACTACGAGAGAAATATAATCGTGGTGGACTAGACGCTTCGCAAGCTAAATCAGAAGGTGTAGGTTCCGGTGTAGCAAGAGCAAGAGATATCATTAATGGTAATCTTAGCTTGGCTACAGTCAAACGTATGTACGCTTTCTTTAGCAGACACGAAAAGAATTATAACCCTAAGAAGAAAATGCCTGATGGTGGACCTACTGCTGGTACTATCGCTTGGTTACTTTGGGGTGGCTCTGCAGGTTTAGCTTTTGCTAGGCGTGTACTGAAACAAGAAGATATTCTTAAAAGTTACATCAAAGAGATTACAGACGCTGAAGTTAACTCAGAGGATGTTTTACCTAATGTTAAACTTCCAATTACAAAAGCAGTTGACGAAGAATTAAAGCAAGCTACTTTTATCGTTATGGTTCCTGAAGAAGTTGATGCTCACGGTGATGTAACCAGTGAAGCTGAAGTTCGTAAAGCCTGTCATAACTTTAATAAATACTCTATGAAAGCTAATCTATTTCATTTAGTTGAAACAGATACTTTTGAGTTTTGTGAAAGCTATTGCTGTCCTAGCGATTTTGTGCTAGGTGACAAATTTGTAAAAAAAGGCACTTGGTTAGCAACTATTCAATCCTTAGATGATAATCTTTGGGAATTAATCAAGTCTGGTGAAATCAATGGTTTGAGTATCGGTGCGTTAGCATCTGTCGAATCAATCGAAGAGGATGAATAATGGCAACACAACGTAAAGCTAAAAGAAAGCTATCCGATATTAGTTTTGAGAAAGAAGGTGCTCACGTAGCTCTTACATCTAAGTCTCAAGGTGGTCCTGCTAATACACACGATTATGCACTAGTATTAAAATCAAATAAGTTTAGCGAAGAGTTTGTACAAAAGATGCAACAAGTTCGTGTAACTATGGAACTACCTGATTTTCTACGTAAGTTCTTCTCAGTATATTACGAAGATGCAGAAGTTCTAGCTCGTATGATGGGTTATGAGAAACCTGAAGTAGAAGAATCCAAGGTTGAAGAATCTAAAGATTACTACGAAGATTATATCCAATCTAAACTAGAAGCTTTTGAAGTTTTAAAGTCTGCCAATGATGCAGAGGCTCTATCTGAAGTACTATCTGAATTAGATGAAAACGAATATTTAGCTATGCTCAATGATCAAGCTTTAATTGAAAAAGCATTTGAAGCTATTGAGAAAGCTACACAAGAATCTGCACCTGCTGCTCTTGCAGACGGTAATGATACCTCAACAAACGCTGGCGTTGAGAATATTGAAGGGGTGTCTACCTCTGTTAACAAAGAAGAATTGGAGAAATCTAAGATGGAAGACGAAGTAAAAGTCGAAACCGTTGAAAAAGCTCAATTTGAACTTGTGCAAAAAGCTCTAGACGAGCAAAAGGTACAACTACAAAAAGCTATGGAAACAATCGCTGCATTTGAAGCTGATAAAAAAGAAGCTATCAATAAAGCGAAAACTGAAAAAGTTAAAGCTATCGTGAAAGACGAAAGCAAAGTAGAAGCAATCGCTAAGGCTGCTCTATCACTAGAATCCGAAGATGATTTTACTGCATTCCTCGCTGCTATGGAAGCAATGATGACCACTGTAGAAACATCCGAGATGTTCGTAGAAAAAGGTGCTTCAACTCAAGAAGAAACCGTTGTAAAAGAATCTGCTGTGGCAAAGCTATTAAAAGCCAAGCAAGTTAAGTAATCTTAAAAGGAAAATAAAATGACTCTAATTGCCACTGAAGCAAAACGTCTTTCTAACGTTGTTAAACAAGAACTCTTCCCTGAATCTGGCTACTGCCGTGATGTTCTAACCGCTACTGGTACTTTCGTTCCCGGTACTGTTATTGCTGATGCAGAAGACAACGTGCTAGGTGTTGCTATGGAAGAAAAATCAGGTACTGGTGCTAAAGTATTAGCTCTAGTTCGTGGTCCTGCTATCGTATCTAAAGATGGTCTATTCGTAGGCACTCTAGTTGCTGCTGATGTATACGCTGCCCTAGAAGCTAAAGGTATTCTCTGCAACGATGCAGTTTAATATCTAAATTACCGAACAATAAAATAAGGAAATTATAATGCAAACTCGTAGTTTTGAAAAACCATTTGAGCTAGTCGATTACACTGAAGAACTACTCTTAGTTCCTAATAAGTGGGGTCTAATTAACGAATTAGGTCTTTTCGGCGAAGAAGGCGTTGCTCAACACAGCGTTACCGTTGAATCCAGCGAAGGTACTCTCGGTCTAGTTACCGACCAAGTACGTGGCGCTCGTAACACCGTAGGTAAGAGTGATACTCGTGCTCTACGTTCATTCGCTATTCCGCACTTCCCAATGGACGATGCTGTTAAGCCAGAAGACGTTCAAGGTAAACGCGCTTACGGTTCCGCTGATCAAGCTGAAACTGAAGCTGCCGTTATCGCTCGTAAGCTAGAGCGTATCCGCATGAACCACTCCGTAACTCTAGAAGCTGCTCGTGCTTACGCTATTACTGCTGGTGCTATCTACGCTCCTAACGGTACTGTAGCTGGTAACTTCTACACTGACTTTGGCGTAACCCGCAAGTCAATCGACTTCGTACTCGGTACTTCAACTACCGACCTAAACGCTAAGTCTGAAGAAGGTATCGCTCACATTCAAGACAACATCCTAAGCGGTGAAGTCGTTAGCAACATTATCGTACTATGCTCACCTGCTTTCTTCGGCAAGTTGATCAACCACGCTACTGTTAAAGAAGCTTACAAGTACTACACAAGCACTCAAGAGCCACTACGTAACCGTCTAGGTTCTGGTGTCTATCGCCGTTTCGTACACGGTGGTGTTGAGTACATTGAATACCGTGGTGCTTACAATGGTACTGCTCTAATCCCTGCTGGTGAAGCTTACATGCTACCACAAGGTACTGCTGACATGTTCAAAACCTACTTTAGCCCTGCTAACAAGTTCTCACACGTTAACACCATTGGTGAGCAAGCGTATGTCTTTACCTACAAAGACCCTAAAGACAGCGAAATCCAAATTCAATCCGAAGCTAACTTCTTGAACTTGATTCGCCGCCCACAAGCTGTTATTAAGTTAACAACTTCTAACTGATGATTGCCCTTCGGGGCTTTCTGATGTAAACTTAGATTGCCTCTTCGCGGAGGCATCTAACATTAGTCTTGCGTTGTAACAAATCTTATGTTATAATTCAAGATTAATGTTAGATAAAACTTGCAGTCGCATTGCAGTGCGATACTTACATTCCGAAAAGAGTCTGCAAGCTCTGTTATGCCGGTTCATAACTAGGAATACCTATTCAAATCCAACCGAGGGATTAAATGTACAACAATTATTGTGTATACGTATACAAAGACTCACAAAATATCATAAGATATGTAGGTCAAGGTAGACCTGACCGTGTAAAAAGTAAATCAGGTAGATCACCTGAATTTTTAGAGTTTATTAATAGTCAAGATTTTACTATTGAAATATTGTATGAAAACTTAACGAAAGACCAAGCTCTTTCTATAGAATCTAAGTTAATACAAAACTCAGATAATTTACTGAATAAAAACTCAACAGCTTATGTTAACGATCTGACATATGATTTTTGTAGAGAGTATTTTTATTTTGACATAAGTTCTCCCACTTTATTAAGATGGAATAAAACAATATATTCAGGTGAACATAGAAATATTCAATCAACGATTAAAGATTCACCTGCTGGTAACTTAATGTCAAAAGGTTATAACAGGGTAAATTTAAATCGTAAAACATTTTATGTTCATAGGATATTATGGGTTCTTTATTACGGTAAGGATATACCAAATGATAAAGTAATAAATCATATCGATGGTGATAGACTTAACAATAGTATTGAAAATTTAGAACTTTGTACACAGCAACAAAATTGTGCTCGTACAATAAGAAAACCCACTGGTATTTCTGGTATAGTTGGTGTATCAATTAAAACATCAATTTTAGGTATTAAAAGTTCCTATGCTACTATAAGATTTCATGGTAAACTCTATGAAAAAGGTTTCAGCCAAAAGAAATATGGTGAAGAAATTGCACTATTAAATGCGATAAAATGGCGTGAAGATAAAATTAAAGAATTGAACAATATAGGTGAAAAATGACAATACATGCCGTTAGAATTGAATTAGGTGATACGTCAGAGTTACCTGTGATGAGTGATGAAGAGATTAATTATTTCTTGTCCAAGAATGATTGGAACATTAGGCGCACTTGTCTAGATGTAGCCAAATCAATGTTGTTAAAACTATCAATGGCTACAGACAGCACAGTCGATATTTTTTCCATCAAGGGTTCTTCTGCTGCAAAACAGTATATGCAAGCTTTGAAAATGTATATTTCAGACCCTAATCTTAACCAAACATTACAGACTTTACAAGGTTATGCAGGAGGGGTATCTAGAAGTGATATGCAAGCCAACGATGCTAACTTAGATAATAACATCGTTAAGCAACCTAACGCTGAAACATTTACTTATCGTCCAAGTTCATTTGGTATTTAACTGAAGGAATAATATGGACAGACATCTTGCTATAACACTAAAAGCAATTAATCAGCACGGCAAAAACTGCACATATTCTATCGTTACTGAAGGTGAATATGATGTTGAAACAGGTGCTACAACTAACACTGAAACTGTTTATTCAGTAAAGATGTATAAAAAGCATATTCGTGCTAGTCAGTATAACTTTCCAAATATGATCGGCAGAGATTCTGCACTGTTTTATTTAGCCAATAACAAACTGAGTTTTATTCCTGCACCTAAAGATAAGATTACAATTGACACTACTACATATACAGTAGACTCTGTAACTGAACATGCTGCAGATGGTCTTGTTATTTTATACAAGATATTAACTGTAAAGGGTTAATCATGCAGATTACATGCGATACTTCAAAACTAGAACAAAGCCTTAAGAAGTTCCATGAAGAAGCTGTGCGTAAGATGGAAGGTATGGTTCAAATCTTTTCTTATAAGACAACTTTTGAAGCTATTGAAAATACACCATATGGTGATGATAAAGAATACGCTGCGCTTTATAATAACAATATTCGTAAGCGGGTTCTAAAAAATGCAAAAGCGGGTATGGCTAAAGGCGGTTGGATTATTGAGATGAACAAACCTTACACAAGTTGGTGGTTCATGCAAGCTGACAATGAAGCTGCACTTAATGTAAAACAATCTGCAGACTATCGCTCTGAGAATTATAAACTTGGTGACACCGTTTACATTACTAACAATGTACCTTATGTATCAGGTGATGGTTGGCCTTACGATACTTATAAAAATGGTTCTCCTGTTAGATCACTTGAAGGTGGTGCATCTTCACAAGCACCTTACGGCATTATGGAACCAACATTACATGCTATCTATGGTATTTATAGAGCAGAATTAAAATCATACTATGAGGCAAGCTAATGGCAATTATAGAAATTAAAAGAGCAGCCGAACGTAAACTAAACGCATTAACTCCTACTATTCCAACAGCTTGGGAAGGTATAAGTTTTGAACCTCCAAATGGTTTATACCAACGAGTTCAATTTACGATTCAAACTCCCGATGATCCTGTGCTTGGTACAGGTTTTCACAGAGAGCGCATGACACTGCAAGTATTTGTTGTTGGTGCTGCAAACAAAGGAACTTCTGAAGTAATTAACCGTGCAGAATTAATCAGAGCGCATTTCGCCAAAGGTTTAGTACTGCAAGAAGGTAACGTAAAGATTCATGTGTTAAGAACACCACAAATTGCTGGTAACACTGTTGTATCTGAAAGAGTAATCTGTCCAGTTCTAATTGAATTAGTAGCTGAAGTTTATTCTTATTGAATCATGGTTGCTGAACCTAAATCAGTACATTTGCAAATGTGATAATTTAAATTAAGGAAAATAATATGACAATTTCTAAAGGTACAGCTAAACAAGTTGCTTACAAAAAAGAATCTACCTTTGGTACTTTAGCAGGTAATACATCTGGTAAACTACTCCGCCGAGTTACAGCTAACTTTAACCTAATGAAAGAATCTTACGAGTCTAATGAAATTCGTGTAGATCGTCAAGTAGCTGACTTTCGCCACGGTGTTCGCTCTGCTGAAGGTTCATTAAACGGTGAACTATCTGCTGCATCATATGCTGATTTCATGGGTTCTATCGTTGGTAAAGATTTCGCATCTGTTACTCTAGGCGCTGCTGCACAAGTTACCGTAACTATTACTGGTTCTACTTACACTCTAGTTCGTGCAACTGGATCATGGTTAACTGATGGTGTTAAAGTTGGTATGGTTGTACGAGCCTCTGGTTTGACTGCTACTGCTGATAATGCAAAGAACCTACTCGTTGCTTCACTAAGCGCAACAAACGCTGTTGTAGTGCCTTTAAACGGTTCTACAATGATTGCTCAAGCTGTTGCTTCAAGCGTAACTTTGACAGCTCCCGGTAAGCAATCATTTGTTCCTGCAACTGGTCACACCGATGATTCCTACACTGTAGAAGAGTTTTATTCTGACATTGCGCAGTCTGAAGTTTACACAGGTATGAAGGTCAACAGTGTAGCTGTGCAATTACCTGCAACTGGTTTAACTACCGTAGATGTTGGTTTTGCTGGTAAAGACCTAACACAAACTGGCACTACTCAGTATTTCACTTCCCCTGCTGCTCAAGGTACTACTGGTATTTTCGCTGCTGTTAACGGTGTAATGCTTGTAGGTGGCGCTCCTGTCGCTCTAGTGACTTCCGCTGACTTTTCAGTTGAACGTGCTACCGAAAACGCTACAGTTGTTGGTTCTAACTCTATTGCCGATATTTTCACTGGTCGTATCCGTGTAACTGGTAACTTGAGTGTTTACTTCCAAGATGCAGCTTTCCGTGATTACTTTGACGATGAAACACCTGTATCAATTGTACTAACTGTAAATGCAGACAGTACCGCAACTTCTGATTTCGTAGCTTTTGCACTACCAAAAGTAAAACTAGGTAGCTTCACCAAAGATGATGGTGAACTTGGTTTGATTGCTTCTGCAAGTTTCCAAGCCCTATTGAACTCAGATACATCTGCTGGTCTACCAGCTACTACAATTCAAATTCAAGACTCTGCTGCTTAATTAGTTAACCCTTAGTGGATATTGTGATAAACCCCTTGGTCAAAAGCCGAGGGGTTTTTCTTTATTTGTACCTACCCTTATTTCATTTGCTTACACCTCTTGATTTATCTTGAATTTTATGTTATAATCAGTACTTCATTAACAATAACAGAAAGGAACTATTATGATTTTTGATCTAGCAAAACATAATTACACAGAGATTGCTGAAGTAGGCTACAAGTTTGAGCTAAAACTTCCCGGTACTGGTGAAGGTACTGGAGTATTTATTACAGTACGTGGCGATCAATCTAAAACAGTAAAAGCTTTCGCTCGTAAAAAATATAGCGAATTCAAACTCCGTGAGCAACAAGCTAAACGTAGAGGTAAAGATGTTGAAGACATGACACTGGAAGAAGCAGAAGAGCTAGGTATTGAGTCTGCTGTTGTTCGTGTTATCTCTTGGGAAAACATTACAGAGGGTGGTAAGGAAATCCCGTTCACAAAAGAAAACGCAGAGCGTATCTTTAAAGAGTATTCTTGGATTAAAGAGGCAGTGATGGAGGAAGCGGGTCAACTGCTCAATTTTCGATAATCAAGAAATCGAACAAACTGTAGCTTTTGCAAAGCAAGAATTTGGTTTAGGTAGGAAGTCAAAAGACGGTTCTACCTTACGAGATCAGCTAAACTCTGTATGGAGACAAACAGGTAAAAAACCTAAAGAACTTGATGAACTACTTGAGTTACCTCAAGATTGTCTGTCAGTTTGGAAGTGGTTTATTGACCTTCACAATGCAAGAGGTTCTAATGGTTTTGGAATCAACCCGATCACATATACTGAGATTAAATCATACTTTGATTTGATTGATTTGCAACCCGAAGAATGGGAAGTGACGTTGATTAAACTGCTGGACAATGAAGCATTAACAGCGTATGCAAAAGAAGCAGAACTAGAGCGAAAGAAAGCCTCTAAGAAATAATAGTTGCCCTCTAACGAGGGCTTCTATATTTGTATATCTGCATGGTATATAAATATAGAATTCCGTTATAACAGGAGAAAGTGCTATGGATTTAGCCGAACTTAAATTTGTCGTTTTAACTGACGACTTAGAAAAAGCAGCAACAAGAATTAAAGAGTTAGGAACAGAGGTTTCCAAACTAAACAAACCAATGCAGGACTTGACAAAAGAATCTGCAAAGAGTAATAAAGAATTATCCAAAGCTGAAGAAGCCGCTGCTAAAGCTGCACTTGCTCAACTCAAGTTAGAACAGGCTCAAACAAAGAGTGCAGATTCTACAGGTAAATCTACAAGTGTACTAGAGCGTCAGACAATGATTCTCGGCTACATGGCAACTGGTCTATCAAAAGGTCAAGCATCCTACATGGCTACAGCTAAGGCTGCTGGTGCATTAGATGAAGAACTCGGGCAGTTAGAGACAACATTAAAAACTCAACGAAGTTTAATTGGTGGTGATGCGTTTGATAAAAGCATTGGTTTGATGCAAAAGCTTAGTAACGAAACTAAGGTTACTTCAGAAGTAAATAAACTATTCAATCAAAGTCTCGGTTTAACTGAAAAACAAATGATCGAACTTGCTCGTGAAAAAGAGCGATTAATTGCTTTATATAACCACGAGAAAAGAAGCTTAGATGGGTTAGATGCTGAGTACCAACAGATCATTAACAAGAGCGTAGAACTTAATCGTTTAAACGATGCTCGTACTAATAGTATGCGTCAGCAAGTTAAAGCGCAGAATGATGCCACTAAAGCTAATAATTATATTTCATCCGAAATGGAACGACTCAATCGTTTAACAGAATCTAATGGTACAATTACTAGTGCAACAAATAATAAGCAAATCAAATTTGAACAGGCTTTAAAAGCATCCGGTAAAACTGCAAAAGAACAAGCCGATTTATTAAAATTATTTAATGAACAGATGTTATCTACGCAAAAAGCCGCTGGTAATCGTCAAGTTGACTATCTATCTCGGGCATTAGGTCCACAGATTACTGATATCGGTGTTGGTTTAGCTACTGGTCAAGCACCGTTAACTATCCTACTCCAACAAGGTGGTCAGTTACGAGATCAATTTGCTCTGGCTGGTGTAGCTGGTGCAGACATGGGTAAAATGCTGGTTCAAGCTAGTAAGGCAATGGTTGTTAGTGTTAAAGATATTGGACTTGCTGTTGGTCAACTAGTTACTGGTGCGATTACTGGAACAGGTAAAGCTATTGCCGATAGTATTATCGCCCCATTTACCAGAATGTCGGAAGCTAAGGCTGCGTTAAAACAGTTAGATGATGGTTTAATTTCAAGCTTACGTTATGCAAGATTAATGGAAGTTGCTAATGGTAGAATGATTCAATCTTTCATTTCACTTAGTAAGGTTGCAGGTACGGTTGCTGTAGTAGGTCTTGTAATGCTCAGTAAAGGTTTATCCGATGTAATCAAAGAACAAGACGCATTGGCTACACAATTAGTACTAACTGGTGCTTCATTAGGTGTTAATACAACTGCAGCAATCTCCTACGCAAATTCTTTAAATTCTGTAGGTGTCACAACAGCTTCAGCCTTAAAGGTCATTCAAGCAATGGCAAAAGAAGGTGGCTTCTTAGCTGGTGAGATTAACACGATTGTTGTTGCAGCTAATAACTTGAAATTTGCTGGCGTTGCAATTGAAGACACCGTTAAGCAATTTGCTAAATTAAAAGAGAAACCAGTTGAAGCACTACTTGAGATTGCAAGAGCAACTGGAATGGTAGCTCCTGAGATTACAAAATTAGTTTACGAACTTACACAACAAGGTAAAACAAGTGAAGCGGCTGCTGTTGCAATGAAAGCTTATGCTGATGTAACTATCCAACAAAAAGATAGGTTAAAATCTGAACTTAGTGGTTTTGCAGTTTTTATTAAAAGTTTATCATCTAATGTTGGTGAATTCTTTGATGATGTTTTTAGAAGCCTGTGGAGAAAAGCGTCCCCAACTGAAGCTATTAAAAAAGAAATAGCAGATGTTGAAAATACCATTAAAATGGGTACTGGTGCTTCAGATACAACTAAAGCTTCAAATAATGCTAAACTACTCGCACTTAAAGAGCAATTAAAGTTGACACAACAAGCTAGTGATGCAGATCAAACCAGACTTTCAGATCAAGCTAGAAGTGCAAAAGCTTACGAAGGTTTTATTAAAGATTCAGAGCAGTTTGCTTCGAACGAAATGAAACGTAAGAAAGAACTCGCAGAAGCTGAAACTAAGTATCAAGGTCTAGTTAAGAGTGGTCAAATTTCACAAGTTCAATATGAGCAGTTAATTGCAAATATTCAAGATAAATATAAAACACCTAAAACAGATAGTCAGAAAGAATCTGATAAACTTTTCAAATCTTATCTTACAGATTTAGCGAAAATTTCTAACTTAACTAATGGTGCTATTAAAGAACAAGAGAATTATACTAAAGCTCAGAAGTTAGCTTTAGATATTTTCGCTAGTCCTGCGTTTAAAAAGTATCCTGAACAACAGCGAATTGAAATTGCAAATGCTATTGAACGTGCTCACGCTGAAGAACTAATCGCTAATGAATTAGAACGTCAACAGAAAATCAACGAACAAGTGGTCAAAACCAGAAACGAGTTGGTTGAAGCTGGTGCTAAACAATTGGACGCTTCTAAACAAACAACTCAAGCTTTAATCGATGAATCTGCTCTATACGACTATAAGTTAACATTAGTAGGTAAAGAAGAAAAGGAAGCTGAGAAGTTACTTGCACTAAAGAAGATTCAAATTGAATACGAAAAAGAGATTGCTCGTATCAAATCTTTGAACTTACTTTCAGGTACAAAAGAAGATTTAGAATTAGAAGCGTATAAGCAGTTCATCTTAAAGCGTGAAAACCTAGATAAAGATGCTAACCTTAAAGCTGCACTAGATTTTCAGAAACAATTTGATAATCTCAAAACAGGTATCTCTGATAGTATTGTAACTGCTTTATTTGAAGGTGGTAAATCAGGTAGTAAAAAACTTCGTGATGTCTTAGTTGCTGAGTTGAAGAAACCTGTCACTGTTATCGTAAATGCCCTTGTCAACGCTGCACTAGGTGGTTCATCTGGTGGAGGTGGTTCAGGTTCTTCACTGGTTGGTAATTTCATCAGTAATGCAGCAAGTAAATCCTTGGGTAACATTACAATTGGTGGTAGTACACTAGCAGCAGCAGGAGAATCTTTTGCTACAGGTTTTATGACTACCGTTGGTGGTGGTTCTGTCGAAGCAGCCTCTGCCGCCTACAGTGCAGCAGGAATGCAAGGTGTAAGTACAGGTTTATCTGCAGGTGCTGCTGTAGCCAGTGCTATCCCTTATGTAGCTGGTGCTTTACTGGTGGCAAATGCTCTTGGTCTATTTAAAACTACAAAACAAGTTGGTAGTGGTATTGAAGGTACGTTAGGTTCGGGTGACATTAACAGTTACACTACAATGCGTAAATCTGGTAGTCTCTTCAGTGGACCAAAATACTGGAGAGAAAACCGTGGTGAGTTCTCTGGTTCTGATGCACTACAAGCTACTTTTGCTGATCTAAAGAATTCAACTAGTATGATGGCAGAAGCCATTGGTAAATCTTCAGATGACATTGCAGGTTACACTAAGAAAATTGAAATTAGTTTTGATGGTTTAACTAACGAACAGATTCAAGATAAGATTGCTACGACTTTTAAAGATGTAGGTAATGAACTTGCTGCATTGGTACTAGGTGCTGGTGCTACTGCTGAACAGTTGAGTTCTTTATACAATAACGTAATGCAACAACGTTATGATCTAGAGGCTCAACTACTTGAGTTACAAGGTGATACTGTTGCACTCCGTGAAAGAGAACGCGCTAAAATCTATGATACCAATAAAGCGTTGTACGATCAGATCAATGCATTAAAAGACAAGCAAGAAGCTGATGCTGCTGCTGCTGAATCATTGCAGAAACTAACTGCTGCGACTACTACAATCGTTGATGAAATTAACCGTCTACGTGGTGTTAATACATCTAGTACTGCATTGGAATCTCAATTTGCTATTCTAACTGCACAAGCTCGGTCTGGTGACTTAACTGCATTAGCTCAACTACCTGAAGTTACTAAAGGTCTTGAACAAATTGCAGCTTCTAGTGCAGTTAATGCAACTGATATTATCGTTGCCCGTGCAAGACTAGCGCAATCGTTGCAAGACACATTAGGTTATGTCGGTGCTAACGGTCTGTTAAGTTCTTCAGCTACAACCTCTGTTCCTACGGTATCTTCTGTATCAGCAACTGGTGCGCCAACTTCTGTAAATTCATCCTCTAGTAATCAAGAGTTATTATCTGCGTTGGTAACTGAAGTTCAAGGTCTACGTGCTGAAGTTAGAGCCGATGTTTCACACAACGCTAAAACAGCTAAGATTCTAGAACGTGCTAACCAAGATGGTGAAACACTTAGTGTATCAGCTACTATTGATGGAGGTGTCGTTTGACAACAACGATTCAATTAAAACGAGGTACTAGAGCTAAGATAGATGCTCTAGCTTCTACAGGGGGTTTGCTAGAAGGTGAACCCCTTTTTATTACCGATGAAAATAGATTCGCTGTAGCCACTTCTACGACTGCTTACAGAGCTAAAACTCTAGGTGGTGAATGGGCTGCTAAGATCGGTCAAACTAGTTGGATATCTGATTATAAATTTAGATATAATAGTGGAAAAGGAAATGGTTCGAGTTTAGATTGGGTATCATCTACCGATGGTATTTATGTTCTAAAGTCTGGATTATATTTATGCAGAGCTACTGCTCGTTCTATTGGTACTGATATGTATATTGGTATAGGTATAAACGGATCAAGAGATGCTTTGGAGAATAGAACAACTGGTGCATGGGAACATGATCATTCTGGTTATAATAATAAATTTAGCGAATCGTCTTACTGGGGTTATCTAAATGCTGGAGAATTAATCACTGCTGGTACTCCTTCTCCTCTGCAATCTTATGTACTTTATTCGGCTGCTGGTTACGCAGGTTGTCTACGTATCATGAGGATCGACTGATGCCTAAATATTATTTAAAAGATAAAGAGCGTTTTGCTATTCCTAATGTAGATATATTAGATAATTTCATTGCTATTTCAGATATTGAATATTCTGCACTAATTAAAGGTGTTGAACAAGGTAATAGAGTCGAGTGCATTGATGATGTACTAGTTCTTATACCAAATGAAATTCCAGATAATTCAGCAATTGAATATCAATCGTTACGTGCTCAAGAATATCCTCCTATTACTGAATACATAGATGGTGTAGTAAAAGGCGATCAAAATCAAATTGATGAATACATCAGAAAATGCTCAGAAATAAAAGCTAAGTATCCGAAACCAGTATAAGAAAGATAAATTATGAATTTAGTAAAACCAGAAACAATTAATAGCACTGGTTCTATTACTAGGAGTACGATAGGTACTTATTTCGATAGTACAGGCACAATGCAAACTGCAGCAATTAATGCTGTTCGTATTGACTATGAACCCATCACAAGGGAGTTTAGAGGTGTATTAGTTGAAGCAGCTAGTACAAACATTCTCTTAAATTCAACTACTCTTGTTACGCAAAGTGCTACCGTAACAGCATCACAATATACTTTATCTTTCTATGGTACAGGTACTGTGGTTTTATCTGGTGTTCACTCTACTACCGTTATTGGTACAGGTACTTATCCGGTAAGAACAAGCTATACGTTTACACCAACAGCAGGAAGTTTAACGTTAACCGTAACAGGCACTGTTCAAAAAGCACAATTAGAGTTAGGTTCTAATGCTACAAGCTGGATTTCAACCAACGGCTCTCCTGCAACTAGAGCAGCAGACGTTATTACAGGCTCTGGTTTAGTTTACACTACGCTAACTGAAAGTAATCCAACATGGTCTAGTGCAACTACTTATGCATTAGGTGCAAAAGTTGTATATGGTGCTTATGGAACTTACGAAAGTCTACAAGCTGGTAACTTAAATCATACACCACCGATTGTATCGCCATACACTGACGCTTATTGGGTCCGTACAGGGCCAACAAATAAGATGGCAATGTTTGATGAACAAATCAGTAGCGTATCATCTGCTAACTCAGATATCATATTTGCAATTACATCTAGTTCAGTGGATACTGTATCACTTCTAAATATAGTTGCAGATAGAACTTCTATTTCAGTTACAGACGTTAGCACACATCAGCCCGTATATCACAACTCACAGCAATTATCTGGTGAGGAATCATTAGATTGGTTTAGTTACTTCTTCTACGATGAAGACACTCTACGAACTAGTAGTTTATACCTAGATGTTCCGAAGGTATCTAATGGTTTGATTTCTATTAAAGTCTCTGGTCTAGGTACACTATCAGTTGGTACATTTATTTCAGGACAGTTAAAATATTTAGGTACTACACAGTATGGCGTGAACTCAGGGATTATTGATTACTCTAGAAAAGACGTAGATGAGTTTGGTAATACCAGCTTTGTAAAAAGAAACTTCAGCAAACGCATGAATGCTACGATATCTCTAACAAATGCTAACTTAAATAAAGTTCAACGTATTTTATATCAGTTTAGGGCTACACCTGTTCTTTGGCTTGCAAGTACCGATGTTCAATTTGAAGAGCCGCTAATCATCTACGGGTTTTATAAGGATTTCTCAACAGAGATTTCCTATCCAATGCACTCTATCTGTAATTTGCAGATCGAAGGTTTAATTTAATAAGGAATAAGAATGTCTATTACAGCATTACCAACCCCACCAAGTAGGCAAGACCCTACAAATTTCAACGACAGGGCAGACACTTTCTTAAGTGCTTTACCTTTATTTCAAACCGAAGCAAATGCACTACAAGAGAACGTAAACCAAAAAGAAGAAAGTGCTGTTGCTGCTTCTGCCTCTGCACTGTCTGTTGTTAACATTGTCAAATGGGTTAGCGGTACAACATATGAAAATGGTGCTGCGGTTTGGAGCCCCATTAACGGTTTAGCTTATCGTAGAATTGCGGCAAGTGGTTCTGGTACTACAGACCCAAGCTCAGATACAACAAATTACAAACAAATCTCAGGAACAGGTGATGTTTCAACCTCTGGTAATCAAACTATTACAGGAACTAAAACTTTTACAAGTACGATTAGTGGTAATATCTCTGGTAATGCAGCTACAGCTACCAATGCAACTAATGCAACTAATGCATCGGTATCTTCTCAAGTTGTTGTAAATTATAACAACGATTCAAATGGCACTTATGCACTGCTTTGGGGCTCTGGAAATAGTATATATGCTACAGGAGGTATTTTTTGTAATCCCGGTTTAGATACTATTTATGCATCTGAAGTTCAAGCAACATCTGATGAACGTTTAAAGACAAATTGGAGAGAGTTACCTGTTGACTTCGTAGAAAAACTATCTAAAGTAAAATCAGGTATTTACGATAGAACAGATATTCCGATGACTCAAGCAGGGTCATCTGCCCAAGACTGGCAGAAGTTACTTCCTGAAGTTGTCTCTGAAAATGAAAATGGAATGTTATCTCTTGCATATGCTAATGCAGCATTAGTTTCTGCAATTGCGTTGGCAAAGGAAGTTGAAATGTTAAAAGAAAAAATTAAACAATTGGAGAATCAATTATGACAGTAAGAGTTAGAGGTGGTGATATTGTATTCAATGATGGTAGTACGCAGAGTACTGCTGCAGCAACCCCTAGCACAGACTTTGGTGTCGTTGGTACTTACGCAATTTTAATGCATGCAGTCAATTCAGATTTGGCCCAAGGTGCCACAATAGCGGGATCAAGTTTGCGGCATTCATTAACTGGTATTACTCCTTTTGGCGCTGTTACTAGAAACATCTACGGCACCTACCCCGGAGGCGGTATAGCACCATCTGGAACTTGGAGAAAGATGTCATACGGATTTAGTTATCAGACTTCACCATATGACTCCTATGGTAATTTAATATACTATTGGCTCCCAAGTTTGTTCGTAAGAATTTCTTAATAAAAGGATTTGCAAAATGAAAATTGAATACGCAAAAGACCTGCGATGGTCAAACGAGTCCCAAGACACAATTGATTTAATTGTAAAATGGGAGCATTTTAGTGAAGAGCACCCGTTTACAGCTTCTTTAAGCGACCCGGAAAACCACGGTAAAAAACTTTTTCAGGACGCAGTCGCAGGTAAATACGGGGAAATCAAAGAGTTTATCTTGGTAACTGAAAATCCCGTTACTACTTCACCATTCCCAACACCCCCTTCTGCTGAAATTCCTGTGGTGAACATCCTATGAGTACCCCTAATGTATCCATTGGTTGTGTAGCTAATTTATTCTCCCGCATGATGCACTTTGTAAAAGCGGGAGATATCGAGCACGGGCACACGCACCAGTTCGACCATTTGACCTTATTAGCCAAAGGTAAACTTAAAGTTACCGTAGATGGCGTATCATCTGAGTTCACAGCCCCACACATGATCTATATCCACAAAGATAAAGTGCATGAGTTAGAGGCTTTGACAGATGAAACAGTAGCTTACTGTATTCATGCTTTACGTGATAAAGATAATAATGAAATTTTAGACCCAACAATGATACCCGAAGGTGTTAAACCTCTGTCATTAGCTGGTCCTATTTGTTCATAATCACCCTTGATTTAACCAACTAGTTATGATATAATAGTCTTAACTTTCGCCTGAAAGCTTTCTGTTAATTCAGACGGTTTTCAGGCTTTATTTTTATTACAGATCATAACTAACGTTATACAGCAAACTAGCAGTCAAAGGTATTACTATGTCAGAACAAATTGAACACCGTGTTATTAAACTAGAGTTAAAAGTAGAAGATCACGCAGAAGAACTAAAGAAACTGCAAGATATCTCTACAGATTTACGCAATTCTTTATCTGGTATTGAAAAGACGTTAAATCAGATTAAATACTTGGCAATCGGTGCAGTGTTAGTTGTACTAACTCAATCAATGGGTATTACTAACGTACTCAAATTAATAGTAGGATTATAACATGTTACCATTAATATCGGGAATAGTAAGTTCATTAATCTCTGCGGGATTACCAAAGCTTGCACAAGTTGTAGTTGACAAGGGTTTAGATTATGTGGAAGAGAAAACAGGTATAAAGCTGGAACCTGAAATGTCTGCTGAAAAGATCGCAGAATTAAAACTAGCAGCTTCTAAGCACGAAGAATTCCAAGAAGAACAGCACAATAAAAATACTGCAAGTGCTCGTGATATGAATGCTCGTGTGCAAGAATCCAGCGTTGCTTCTACACTAGCTAAAAACGCAGCTTATATCCTAGATTTCATTATCGTCAGTGCTGCAGTGATTGTATCTTGGCTTGCATTCTTTAAAGGTGTGCCTGTTGAGAATAAAGAAATTGTTTATATGGCATTAGGTTCCTTGTGGACACTTACAGGTACTATCATTAACTTTCATCGTGGGTCTTCTCGCAATTCTCAATTAAAAGATGACACCATAAGTAAATTAACCAAGTAAGGTGTAACATGAAATTATCTCAAAATTTTACATTGGATGAATTCACACAATCAGCGTCTGCTAAAAGACTTGGTATCTCTAACGAACCAACACCAGAAGTCATTGCTAATCTACAACTACTTGTAACAAACGTCCTGCAACCGCTTAGAACAGCCCTAGGGCGCTCAATTAAGGTTACTAGCGGCTACCGTAGCCTTGCAGTGAATAAAGCCGTTGGTGGTGTTAAAACAAGCCAGCACAGCGAAGGTATGGCAGTGGATATTGTTGTAGACGGTATGACACCTTACGATGTTGTGCAGTTCTTACTTGATATGAACATTGAGTTTGATCAAGTTATTAACGAGTTTAACGAATGGACACATCTTAGTTTTAACCAAGGTAGTAACCGCAAGCAAGTATTAACCGCTAAAAAGACAGATGGCAAGACTAGATTTATTTCTGGTCTTTTCAAATAAAAGAAACCCCTAGAGGAAACCTTACGGAATCTTCTAGGGGTTTTTCTACGTCTGTAGTTATCCTACAAACTCTTCTAGTTGTTTAGCTGTCATTGAACCTGTGTGACGTTTAACTACTTGTGTTCCTTCCATTAGCAATACCGTAGGTACTCCACGAATATTGAATTCAGTTGTAGCTGTAGGGTCAGCGTCAATATCAATTATATTGATCGGAACGCCGAGGTCAATATCTTGAAGTTTTTTCTTCAGTTGTTGACAAGGGCCGCACCAGTGGGCGCTAAATACTACTAGATTTTTCATTTGTTTCCTTTAAATAGTTGATAGCGTTTTCTAAAATAACAGGATTATCTTTAGCCATACCGAGCATTGAATTGCACGAGCGATATAATAACCCTCTTACTACGCCAGTTGAATGACAGTGGTCAACGTAGAGATATTTATGCGTGTTATTATCTTGATGTGTTCCGCATATTTTGCAGTTGTAATTCTGTTTTTCTAATAACTCCAAGTATTGTTCTTTTGTCAGATTGTATTTATTTTCGATCATCCACCAACGATTAGAATCTGCTTTCTTATCTCGATTTTTCTCAAACCATTTGTCATTGTAAACTTTTTGACAAGATTTACAAGCAGCTTTCTTACCGTCTTTAGAGTGTTTGTAATTTGAGAACTCACTGTAGAGTTTTAATTCTCCACAGCGAGAACAGACCTTATTTAGCCCACACATCTTGCCAATCACCTGTTAAAGCACCTTTGGCATAATCAGTTACTCGTTGCTCAAAGAAGTTGCTATGTGTAGTACCAAGCATACCATCAACCCAAGGTAAAGGATTCTTTTTGATTTTAAAGATACCTTTCAAACCAAGAGCAATCAACCTGCGATCTGCAATGTAACGAATATAAAGTTTAACTTCTTCTTTAGTCAGCCCTTGCATTTCATTTACACCAAAAGCTAAGTCAATGAATTTATCTTCAAGATCAACCATTTTTTGTGCAATGGTATACAACTGAGATTTTAGTTCATCAGTCCAAATATGTTTATTTTCTTTAACAAATTCTCTGAATAATTTGATCATGCTTTCAGTGTGTAGAGATTCATCAACTTGTGACCAAGCAATGATTTGACCCATCCCTTTCATCTTACCGAAACGAGCAAAGTTTAAAAGCATTACGAAAGAACTGAATAGTTGCATACCTTCTGTGAATGCACTAAATACAGCAACTTGTTGTGCCACTGAATTTTCATCTTGATTAATAAAAGATTCAATGTAATCGTGCTTGTCCTTCATCTCTTCATACTGTAGAAATTCATTGTATGTAGTCTCTGGCATACCCAATGTTTCAATCAGGTGTGAATAAGCTGCAACGTGAATTGCTTCTCGTGCTGCAAAGCTTGATAACATCATTCGTACTTCAGGTGCAGGAAAGTTTGGAAGGTAATTTGTTACATATGCACCAGCTACATCAATATCACCTTGTGTGAAGAATCGAAAGATGTGTGTAAGAAACTGCTTTTCACTTTCTGTGAGCTTGTTCTTCCAATCATTAACATCTTCAATCATTGGTACTTCAGTATGCAACCAATGCATCTTTTCAGACATTAAGAAAGCATCGTATGCCCAAGGGTAGCTAAAGGGTTTAAAGTAACTGCGTTTATCTGTAAGTTTCAATTTTGTTTTCATTTATATCCTTAAAATAGAAAGAGACTGCCGAAGCAGCCCCTATTATACATCAACCTTCACAAGCTAGACAAGTGTCGTTGTTTACTAATGATGACATGTCGATTTCATCCTCAATTCTTCTTCGTTCAACCTTCTGACCAACCTTATCAGCTTTACGCAATTTAGAACTACGAACATAGTATAAAGATTTTAACCCTTGCTTCCAAGCTTGAAAGTGAACAGCGTGTAAGTATTTTACACTAACATCAGGTCTAAAGAACAGATTTGTACTGATTGCTTGATCAACAAACTGTTGTCTATCAGATGTTTGCTCAACAATCCAACGTTGATCAATTTCGGCAGCAGTTTTAAACACATCTCTGGTGTACTGATCCATCCATTCTAGATTCTGTACTGAACCATCATCTGCAATAATACTCGCCCACGTATCATCATACCAAGAATCTTCATGTTTCAAAGCTTCTTCTTTAATGATCTTATCTAAAAACCTGTTCTTATTCAAGAATGCACCAGAAGTAGTATCTTGACGATATGCATTTGCTGAGTAGGGCTCAATACTTGGTGAAGTGTTTCCCATGATAATTGAACTAGACGCATTCGGTGCAACAGCCATAACATGACTACACCGCTTCATCACATTCATAGTTGCTGCATCTGGACAAGGACCACGTAAGATTGCTAACTTTTCATTTGCAGCATCAAGTTGTGTTCTAATGTGTTTAAACATTCGCATGTTAGTACTCTTAGCCAATGCGCCCTCAAATACAATATTATTCTTTTGCAGATAAGCATGATAACCTAATGCACCAACTCCTACGCTTCTCTCTTGAATTGCACTGAATCTTGCTCTTGCAATCTCATTAGGAGCATTCTGAATAAAATACTCAATAACGTTATCAAGCATTTCTAATATATCAGGAATGAACTGAGAATCGTTTTTCCAAGTATCAAAGTATTCCAAATTGACTGAACTCAAGCAACAAACTGCAGTACGCTCTGCTGACGTAGCTAGTGAAATTTCACTGCACAAATTAGAACCATGATTTTTTAATCCTAGTTTCTTTTGGTATTCAGGTAGTCCTTCATTTGCACGATCAATAAACCAAAGGTATGGTTCACCAGTTTGCATACGTAATTCTAGCAGTTTCATCCAAAGAGCTTTAGCAGAAACAACTTCAGTTACTTTACCGCTGTGTGGTTGCACCAATTCCCACGAATCATCTGCTGTTGGGTCAATCATGCATTTTTCAATAATCTGCATAAATTTGTCACTGATATTTACACCGTGATTCAAATTCAGTGTACGCATGTTTTGATCACCAGTTGGTTTACGCATTTCCAAGAACTGCGTAATATCTGGATGACTAATGTCCAAGTAAGCAGCATAAGAGCCTCTGCGAGTTGTACCTTGCTTGTATGCCAAACTAGATGCATCGTATACTTTTAAATGCGGCATTACACCTGCAGATTTTTCATCACAACCACGGATACCTACGTGTATTCCTACGCCACCACCCATCATAGATAACCAGTTTGTTTCAGATAGGTTATTAACCAAACCTTCAGAAGTATCGTCCAAGAAATTTAAGTAGCAGCTAATTGGTAAACCACGTTTATTCCGTCCAAAAGATAGAATTGGGGTAGAGTAAGATAACCAGTGCTTTGATGCGTAGTCATAAAGACGTTGAGCATGTGCTTCATCTGTAGCGAAAGATTGTGATACGAAAGCAAATCTATCTTGAGGTGACTGTTCATCATCTCGCATGTACGACTCTTTTAATCGTTTTAAACCAAGTTCATCAAACAATGAATCTCGGGTGTAATCTTTCTTAATTTGCATTTATTCATCCTCTGTGATTGTTGTATATTTATCTCGTGCTTCAAGCATAGCTTGCGCATCTTCTGTCTCATATCTTGAACGGTAAACATCTTCTGTTAACTTGCTTCCACTCGCTTTGTCAATGGCTGGTTTACTAGCGTAACCACTGTAAATCCAAGCTTCATCTGTGCGCTCTGCACCAACCCACCTACTACACATTACAATTTCATTGAATCTATTGCGATGTGTCAACCCATCTTGACGCTCAAAAGGTTTATCAACATCCATACCTAACGAATGCAGAAAACTTTTGAACTTAATCTCTTCATTTTCAAACTCTGCTGAGTAATTGGGCATTACTTTTACAATCTCAGATTCTGAAACAATGCACAATGCTACGATTGCATTTGGACGAGGAGGAAATGTTAATTTTTTATTCATGTACTACCTTTAAAAATTAAGAGAATAGTGATTATATCACAGGGATTTGGGTAAAGCAAGGTCTTCATCCGTATCTACAGAATGTAGTTCCTTGTGGTCTTGAATTAGCTTATGCGTAGCAGCATAAAGTACTACTACGATTGCTACCGTAATGATAGCACATAAAATCAACAGAAAGTTCATTGTTTACCTTTCAATTCAGGATTGTACATAAATTCAAGCAAGAACATTGCATTAACGGCTACAGCAGACATATGACTGATAGTTGGGTCACTACTATCTACATCATAGATTTCACCCCTCCTAATAGCCTCAAAATGCCTCATAAGAGCATCCATGTAGCGTTGTTCAGCACCTTCTACCTTCTGCCAGTTATTACGCTCTTTATACTTCTTTAAACCTTCAGTTAAATTACGTGCAACTTCCTGTAATGCATACGGAGGTACTAATGTATATTGAAACTTACCTTGATCGTACTTAGTACCGGGAGTTTGCGGTTTATGGTTAGCTTCAAAGCCTTTCCAATCTTGCATTTGATGTGTATTAGACCGTAAATCTACTGTTGAAACTGGTACAAAATACACATCATCTCTGGCACAATCTACAAACTTATTTGCAGATGTACACTCGTTACTACCGTTACGGAATGCACATAGATTACACCCCTTACTGCTCTCTCTGTCAAAGATAGGTGTATAAACCTCACCGTTAACCGTAATATTGTCCAAACTCATAATTAATCCCCCTTAAAACCATTCAATAACAAACTTGCAGGAATGCAGCTAGATAGGTCGTTTGATTCAAAATCAATTGGCTTCATAACTTTGTCATTCCAGTTTTTAATAACAAACAGTTCATACTCAGAGTTAAACTCTACTTGAACCGGGATACCATCTTCTTCATACTTTTGTGCAGTTTGAATTACAATTAGTTCTTTTGAAGGATACTTTGTTAAGTTATTATATGCTGTATCTCTCATGGCTTTATTTACGTCTACGCCTAGATACTCCAACTTCTGTAATAGACCTAGTGCAGTAACCATTACATCGATTACACCGTCAAGTGTTTCTTTCACGTTGTTCTGGTCAATACCTTTTTCTTTAATCTCTTTGGTTTCTTCAGCAATAAGTTTGTATTGAAACTCAATGTCTTTGAGTGTAGTGAGATTGTGCTTACCTGCGATTTCATTGAATGTCCAACAGTCTACTTGGAAATCTGAAATGTTGTATGTATCTTGCATGTTTATACCTTTTTAAAATTGTGAATAGCCTTTAAAGCTACGTGTGCATCTTCCATTGCGTCTTCAATATAGCCCAATAGAAATAACGGAAGGATCAGCAACCATACGATATAAACAATAAACTTCATGTTGTGGTTTGTTAACCAAATTACCCAAGGTTGCATTTAATATCCTTTCAAAGTTGTTTAAGTCTCAATTGTACCATAATTCTTGGCTACTGCGACAAATTAGATGAAAAAATACCCTAGGAGTTAACCTAGGGTTTGTACTTAGTTTTCTAACAGCTTATTTGATTTACTTAGATTTTCTTTTGCAAGAATAACTTGTAGATTCCACGGTACATGAAGACCACGAACATTTTTACCTCGAAGCGGTACTATGTGGTCTACATGATAATCTTGCCCTGTATAGAGCCTAAACATCTGGGCACAAGTGTAAAGTTCTCTCATTTGTTCAAGTTCTCCAGCAGTTAACCAAGTAGGTGTAGCCTGAAGTTTAGCTGCCCTGCGTTTGGAATGTTTAGCATTAATCTTATCCCTGTTTATTACACCATACTTTGCATCATACGCTGCAATCTTCTTTTTGTTATCTCGACGGTATTCCGCTTTCCGTGTTAAAATTTGATCTTTATTTTCTGCTCTATATCTGAAATTTCGATCTGAAATTTTATTTTTGTTGTCTTCGTAATAGCTCTTAATACAAGTTTTACATTTTCCATGATAACCATCTTTTTGATTCTTATGTTTATAAAACTCAGTGAATAATTTAACCTCTTTGCACTTAATGCATGTTTTCATAATTGATCCCCGTCAAACATCCGTAAAATATAGAGCAAAAAGTAGTTACGGGAAACTACTCTTATCATTAAAGATCATGACTTCTTTAACTATTGCTTTATAACTATAACAGATACTATTTAGGAAATCAAGTTAAATTATGGCATAAATTGCGTTAAACAATCAAGCTTTTTCGTTTTTCTTTTGAAGCTGTTGTTGTCCGTGTACGATGCACAGCACCACAATCATTGCAACGAACCTCTTCAAAGATGCTAACAGAAGTTGTTACGTTACGACCTGTAGGATCAACATTTTCACTGCCGCATACACGGCAACGAGTTTTATCGTCATCGTAATACAAAGCTGCATTGAAGTCTGAACCTGCACGACCTAACTGCCGAGTACGCAAGTAGATATCATACAGCAAATCTACGTCCTGTTCGCAGTATGTCACCATATCTTTCATAGCTTGCACGTCACCTTCTTGTACCTTACGCCACAGTGAGATACCACCAGTGCTAACTTTGCGACCTAATCCAAAGAACTCACCAATTGCATCCAACCGATTACTTGGTAGCTTTAGATACTTACGTGCTAACTGCAGTGTATCTAGCACTTTAACTTGTGGTAGCGGTGGAAAGTTATTAAAGATCGCTCTTGCTTGTACGACTTTGTGATCGAAACCTAATGAATTGTGCGCCAGTACAGCGTCAGCTTCTTCGTATAGTTCAAACAACTTTGCAACAATACGGCTATCATCTTTAGCTAGAACTTCTTTTGGTGTAAGGTAGATACTTTGTGTTTCACTCTGACCTAACCAGCGCCAGCTAGAGCACAAAATCCAACCGCCGTTATCTAAGATATTATCCTGCGATAAGTTAACTTTGAAACGTCCAAATGTAAGCGCAGTAGCTGCTGCAGTTTCAGTATCAAAGATTAGAATCTTAGGGCCATCATTGCGCTTAAATGCAACATCACGAGGGTCATATTGCAAAGGTACTCCACGTTGAAACAAGTCGTTTACACCGGACTTACTGATACCTAAAGATTGTGCAATTGTTCGTGAAGAGTAACCTGCGAGTTTCATATTGCAGATTTTCTCAATTGTTTCATGTGTATATTTCATTCTACATTACCTTCCGTAATTGTTGCATCTTCTTTTTTAATCCAATTCAGTGCATTGAATTGTCCACCTTCTCTTGCCCAATACGCTTTGTCTTCGATGAACTCTACTTTGAATTCTTCGCCGATTCTTTTAGCATACCAAAGCAAACCATCGTTGCAGTCGATTACTTTAATTTTCATACTTATCGTAAGCTAGACTTACGCTCTCTGAGTAATAACCGTTTGATGAACCGTACCAGCGAATGTCAACCCAACCTTTGACTGTAGCTAACTTATAGAAAGTCCACGTACCAGATTCAGATGTATTTTCATCGTTGTTTGAAGATTCCTCTGCAAATAAGATAGGTGAACCAACCAAATCAGTCAAGTCACCTGTGATATCTTCAATTGATACACTCTCACAACAGTCTTGTTCATGATAAAACTTAAAATATTCTTTATCGTTTTTAAGGATAAGTTGGTCACCAGTTTCGATTACTTCTGTAAACACTCGTCCAATTAAATCAGACATTTTTGGATAATAAGAATCACCCCAACCACTTTTTTGTACTTCGGTTACTTCCATCACACATCCTTCTCTTTGTTGATAATGTCTCGCAGTGTATCATAGCTGAACTGCTTTGTCAACACTGCAGATTGAAATAATTTCTTGCGTTCAACAGCATTCTTACCTGCAGTTTTACCTAAAGCAACTAACACTGAATCTTTTTGTGCTTCTTTTAGCTTATTAAATGCAGTGTTAATCTTCTTTATCCACATGTTATGTCTGTAGCGTGTGTCAGGTTCTTTCTCAAGATAGTCTGCACACTCTCTGAGCAAAGTGGGTAGATCATTAGGATACCACCAAGCGATCAAACGTGTAAAAGCATTTTCACTTTTACCTAAGAAAGCATTAACCTGACGATGTAATACACCACGAACTAACTGAGTTTCATCGTGAACGTGATCTAAAACATGTTGCTTAACCGGAATATCTAAGCCAGTTACTGCACATGTGTTGAATTGCTCTTTTGTAAGCAGTTCTCGTACTTTCTTAACGTCTGCTGTGTTATAAAGATCAGTTGTGCTATTTGATTTAGTTGACATACACACCTCTTTCCGCTGCAAACTGAATAAAACTACTATCATCATCTGCACTGCGCTTCATGTAAGCTAACGTCCAGTACATCTGAAGCATGTCAAACCAAGTAACTTCTGTGTGATCTTCACCATGACAGTCTGTGTAATCAAAAGGTTCTGGATATAAGTGTTTAAACTCGCTGATAACAACTTCAAGAATTTCTTTTTCAGTGTTTGCTTTCTCCAGTGCTTTCATAGCTTTAGCTGGACCGTAAGCTACATTAGACAACTGATAACCTTTGTAAGTATCTGCACTATCTCCTGAAAGTACTTGCAATGCTAGAAACTTTAGACCTTCACCTTTGTAACTTGTCTTTTCTTTCCACAGTGCCCCTACATCGGGAATAACCTTGCCTTGCCACTCTTCTTGTCCAAAGTTTAGCACCTCTACGCCTTGAGACTGTTGTGCGTCTTTATCTGCAGAAGCAATGATAGGATAATTACCTTTAGCTAACTCTTCGTAGGCTCTAATTGTAATCATGTCGTCAGTTTCAATACCTTTGATCAACTGCGCTTTGTGCTTAACTTGTAAGTATCTTCGTACATCTACAAGTTGCAAAGGTTTGATTAGGTCATCACGATTGTTCTTATACGGTGTAGGAAGGGCTAGAGCGTGTCTAAACGTCTTACCAGTACCAAGGTATAGCTCTACGCGATCAGCCCACGTATGGTCCGTTAAACGCTGAATAACGCTCTTTACGTTACGTAGAGCAAATCGAATAGAAGCTGCTGTTTGTACATCTTCAATTTCATAGTCTTCAGGTTTAAACTCCATGTTCTTTTCTTTGAGTAACGTCTTTAGCTCTGTGCGAGTTTTAAAGATTTTTTCTCTGCCTGATTTTAGGTGCTTTGCTACAATACTGCGCTTTTCATTCGCTGCAGCGTACTGATATGCAATCAGGTCAGCATCAATGATAAGTACTCTTTCTGTCATCTACAGATTCTCCTTAAAGAAAAACCCCAAGGGATTAACCTCGGGGTCTTATTATCAGCTACGAGCAGCTTGGATGGCTTCTAGTGTTAGCTCTGATTTTTCTACTAGCTTTTGGACACCATCTTTTACGATAGCTTTAGCTACATTGCACAATACTGAAGGGTCAAGACCTGCCGCTTTAGCTTCATCTTTAATCTCTTTGATTTCTTCGCCAAGAGACTGTTCTTGTGTGTATAGTCGTACTAGTTTAGCGATTGCTTCTTTACTTTGCATATTAGGCCTTTTTAAGATTTGGTTTGTACATCCATGTGAAATTCATTACAACTACAGCTAACCAGCTATAGAATGTATATGGAATACTCAGGATTGGAAACAACGTATTGAGCGACCAGATTGTAGCCAACGGCACAAAAATGATAGCTAAAATAGCCAATGTAAGAACAGATACAATCGTTAGAATGTCTTTAGTTTGCTTTGTCATAATTCTCCTTGTGTTATTGAATATTAAAGGTAGGGACCGAAGCCCCTACTATATGATTAGAACGGAATATCGTCATCCGTGTCATCAACCGCTGGTTTAGCTTTAGCTTTTGCAGCAGGTTTAGCGGCAGGTTTCTCTGCTTTTGGTGCAGGAGTATCATCACCGAATTCATCACCGGGATTGTAATCACTTGCTGAACCTTCTTCTGGCACATATTCGATCATTTCGGTAACAAGAATGTTCTTTAGGTAAAGAGAACTTGTACCGTTGTTGCGAGTAAACACATCAATACTGATTGAACCAATAGAACCATTACCGGGTAGCTTAGTGTTGGTTACATCAACTAGTGTATTCTTAACCTTCTCAAAGACTTTCGGCTTATATAGATCAGGTACAGGCTTACCAGTTTTACCTAGCTCTGTAGATTTACGGAAAGTGACAACCCAAATATTCTTACCTGCGCCTTCTGGTGGTGCGGTTTTATATACGGCTTCAAACTCTGCAGTTTTGACTTTCTTGACTGATACTTTTGCGTCAATGCTTTTAGCATAATCTTCAAATTCATCGATAGTGTCTTCATCTACAATAGCTACAGATGCTTTCCATTCGTCAGCTTTAGGTGCATCGCCAGCTTTGACATAAGCTTTAACAGGCTTGTTGAGTTGGACGTAGAGTAGAGTTCCAGTTAATTTATTCATATATTTCCTTTCGAGGACTAATTATGTTACAGACTAAAATGTGCAGGACTAAATGCACGACTAATGCAGCTTTTGCCACAAACCAGATTATAACAAAGCTTGTTAGTCAAGTCAAGCTTTATTTTTTTGTTATTCGTAGACAATGACAGTCTTTTGTTTAGGTGTTACAAACTTGTAACCTTGGTAATCTGTACCGTAGTGTGATGCGTAATAACCGTAGACTTTAACAAAGCACTCTTCACCGTCTTTGCTAAACTTCCATACGCACCAGTAGTGAGAACCTTGGTCTTCACCGCCGTAACTATCTACCGATTCATAAGCGATTGATTGATTGTCAAGTGCAGTAGCAATTTCACCGTAACAGTTATCTTCATTCATCATATCTTCTAGTGAACTATCAGTTACACTACTAAACATACTTTTTAAAGTTTCTTTAAGACTCATATTAAACTCCTTATTTCTTTTCAAACACAGTAATAGTTTTCTCTACAGCTTGCACTTCGTAGAATTCTTCGTAGGTTGAATCATCATATGATGCATAGTAGCCATCAAACTTAATGAATACAACTTGCATTCCATCTGAGAATGAATACACACTCCAGTAGTCCGATCCTTGGTCTTCACCGCCGTAGCGATCTACAAGTTCAAAGTTGATGTTAGCTTCAGTAAGCTGTTTTCTAAAGTCTTTTACACTTGGGTAATCCCAATTATCTTCTTTAGATGAAAACACACCATTATGCAATTCATATTTAACTTCATTAGCAGTTTCCGCAAGTAGTGTACTAATTCTGTCAATTAAACGCTCAGTCATATTACTCCTTTAGTAAAATTTGTTTAACATTCTCAAACTTAGCAGCATCAAACATATCCAAGATATCTGTATAGTTATCAATTGCATAGTTTCTAAACCAGCCTGAACACAGTGTAGTACAAATCTTGTTGACTGATTTGTAAAACGCTAGTTTAGCTGGTGTATTCCAATCGCTAGGCACTAAGAACCTTTCAGTTGAAATAACATAAGCTTCTTCTGCAATGCATCTAAGTTTGTCTGCATGACTTAGATTGTACCACAAATTTTTATCGCACCACGCTAACTTTGAATCTTTTTGTAATTTTTTATACAAAGGTTGATCGTAATAGGCAAACAACTCGTGCAAGTAATCGTGATTGTACTTCTTAGTTACAGCATCATCAAAGAAATCTTCTACTGTTTGCATCAAGTTTGGATTACCTTGTGGGTATGCTGACATTGTAAGTTTGGTGCGTTTGTTTAGTACATCTTCATCTTTGTCAGTAAAGAAAGGACGAAATACTTTTAAGTACAGATTGTAGTGCGTCATATGTTTTTCAAACTTCCGATCACGCCACAAGTGACTGCGCTTTACAATAGCAAGGCCAACAGGATTAACTACGTAAACTCTTTGACCTGCAATCTCAATGTAGTGCGTACTTGCATAGTTTAGTAGATCGTAATTACCGACTTGATCAAATGTATGCCATTCAATGCGCTTATTGTCATCTTGAATTTTATGTTCGCTGATAACATCCCAATCTGAATCTGGCTTTGCTTTAAACGTAGCACTCCAGTATTGCAATGCTTGTGAACCGATCAGAAGATTTTTCATGTTAACTCCTTTATTTGGTGGACAGTGGCAGAGTCGAACTGCCGCCATGCTTGAGTTACAAACACCTGTTAGCCGTTTACACAGTAACTGCCCATGTTTGGTGTGAGCGACAGGTAACGCTCCTGCTTCCAACGACTTATGAGGTCGCTGCCTGACTTCTCGGCTTCACTCACGGTTATAGTAAAATATACATAAATACACTTTACTATAAACTCTGGTCCCTAAACCAGTATTATAGTGTCTTTCGCTCCCGTAGAAGATTTCTCTCCTATTATTCGTTACACTATTGGACGACAATCCGCATGCTGGAAATCCTGCAGTACAGCGCAACTTGTACTTGCATTTTTAATGACGGGACTTACACCCGCCTCGCTGGAAGTTTGCCGCTAACTCTAGGGATTTGAGCAACAGGCATCAGCGGGACTATTTATGAATTTAAACTTACGAATCCTTTGATTTCCGACTATCGCAGCTTAGATATATCTAGAATCATCTACGAGTAAGTACAAAGGCATCGAGGCTGGCAACCTTTCGGTTCATTCGTAAGTTTAAAACTGGTGTAACTGGATGGATTCGAACCATCGGCTTGGTTTACCCTCTGGCATTTGGTCCTTCACCGTGAAGAGGTTCCTGCTCTACCAACTGAGCTACAGTTACATTGTTTGGTGCGAGTGGAGGGATTCGAACCCACGACCAATGGTGTAGAAGACCAGTGCTCTATCCAACTGAGCTACACTCGCTTAATCTCAATTATACATCAGTTTTTAACTTTGTGTCAACAACTCGTAAAATATTTACTCTAATATTCAGCCTAGTCAATTCGTTAAGATCAGATTGTGGCATTGACATACAAGCTCGTAGTATACCGTTTTTATCATACTGCTCCAACGTTTGATACTCTTTATTGTACTTATACGTGTAACTCATAGTATAACCTTTATGATATAATCGTGTTTAATACCTGAAGATAAAAATGCAAGTTTAGCTTCATGTTTGTTTTGTGCAGTAATTATAAAGTGCCCAAGCTTAGGTTGCTTGTATTCTTTATAAACCACATAGTACTCTTTCATGATTCCATCCTCCAACAGCGTGTGTTTTAAACGTAGCTTTTGATATGCTGATTACATGCTCAGGTAACTGCTTATGTGTACCAGCAAACCATTCATCTTCAAAACAGCATTGCATCTTAGCAAGGTCATGTTCGTATGCTACTTCCCACACCCAAAACGGTAAAGCACCCCAACTCATGTGTTCTCCTTCAACCATTTTTCACGTTCACTTTCGTGTTTTAAATCAATATATGCTGAGTCCAGTAGTAATTGATATGCTAACTTTTCTAGATTTGAAGGAGGATCACCTACGTGTGCCCGTAATGTAATGTTTTCTAGATCGTCAATGCATTTTGAAACAAAGTTGCTATCAAAAATTCCACAACCTGCTATACGTAATTGAACAACAGGGGCAGTCCCTCTCGGTTGTAAATTATTTCTCAATCGTTCAATGATATCCATAATCTTCCTTTCATTAATGGCACTGACCCCAATTCATACCGGGAATGTACTCAAAGCCTAAGTCTACACGAAGTTTCAACTCTTGGCAAGCTTTTTTGATACCTTCTTCGATGCATTCTACAGGTACAGTCTTCATACCAACATACGCACCCTTCGAACCGTGACCAATAGCACTACAACCGGGATTAGCTTGAACGAATTCTTTTGCTTCTTCTTCAGTTGCAAACGATTTAATCTGCAGCAAACTAGGATGACAAGCCATCTGTTGTTCATCATGCATGTGAATCAACCACCAGACTTTAACATCTTTCTTGGTATCTTTGAAAGGATCGCCAAGGATTCCACGCTCTTCCATAGCCTGAGCTAAACGAACAGCAGACCACTTAGCAGCAATAGCACCACCAGACTGGAATAGAACGTTAATAAGGCTGTGTTTACTACGAGTTGATAGCAACCTACCATCAAGGCCCGGAATGCTCTTCTTGCCGCTTGCTTCCCATCGTTGCTCTACACGTTCTTTTAATTCTTTAAGTGCAGGTACAGCGTCCCAATATTCGTTAAACAAGCGTTGACCTTCAGCTTCACTAATGCCAAGCATCTTAGATAGCTTTTTAGGTTGTGCACCATAAATCGCAGCATAGGAAAAGGACTTTGCAGAGCTACGGTCAATTCCAAGTTTACGTGCGTTAATACTGTGAATGTCATTAGGCTTTTCTGCAACCAACGCTGCAGCTAAGTTTACACCGTCAGTATAAGGCAGCACATAGTGACCCATTACTCGTGCCTCCAGTGAAGCAAAGTCGTAACCCAACTGCCATAGTCCCTTTCCGCTACCAAACAGTGTACGCATTTGTTCACCGTACAGCGAAGTTACGCGAGGTACGTTACACACAATCTTATGGCGATAGCGTCCAGTGTTAGCACCTAAAGTATCTGCAGGAGTAGGCACACGACCATCTTCACGTACAGCACTTAGAAAACCTGTCATTGGTTCACCATCTTCATCCAAAGCACCACCAGCAATAGAATTCTTTCGGTGACGATATGTGTAGTAATGCACAACATCTTTTACGAACTCTGCTTTTTGACCTAGTGAGATAAGGTTAGGACAGATTTCTTTTTCTACACCTACAGTAAGCTTAGGAGTAGTAGGCAGGTAAATAGGTTTTGTACCGTTGATTTTCTTAATCAAGAATGCACGTAAGTTTTCCATACGAACATCCAGCAATTCTAAACGCAAGTCACGAAACACTGAAGTTTCAGTTTGCTTGACATAGCGGTCAATAGCTTCAATGATGCCATCGTAATCTCTTACGCTCTTATCGGTCTTCTTAACGATATCGCGCTCTTTAACTTCAGATGGAACCCAACCCAAGGAAATCAGATAGCCTTTGACAACATCGATATCTTCAATGTCTGCCTCCTCTTCATTCTTTAGAGGCTCGTCTGTAGTAATAGGAAATACCTTACCTTCAAAGGTAATTGTCTTTTGGTCTTCTGAGATAACTGCAGAAGTTTTCTCGCAGAACTTCAGAAGGTTAGCTGACACTTCGCCGTTCTTTTTAAAACGAATCTTTGGCAACTGATAGAAACTTGCATTGGCTTGTGTCATGCGCTTTTTAGGCAGCAGTGGGTCTACAGTCTTCGCAATGTCTTGCATCAATGTAGTTAGTTCTGCAATGTTCTTATGTGCAAGCTCTACGTTAAAATCAAAACCGAATAGTTCTTGACGTAAGGTAAGATCAGTCAGCTTAACTTCCATGCTGTAAGGTGTATTCCAATCGTGCTTACCTTGCTCTTTGATAAGCTCGCTTAGAACTGAAGCATTAACGCTTGTATCTTGAATACAGTAGTCTAGCATTTCTTGTGAGAAACGGTCCCACTCTGCAAAGTGAATCTTGTTGTTGCCCAAACGCTTACCCCAAGCATCAAGGCTGTGACCACCAAGACGATCAGCATTCAGTAGTTTAGACCACAAAAGTGTATCTGTAATTTGAACAGGTTTACCAAACAGTGTACTAGGTTGACCGGGATAGCCTACAGTGTAGTCCAAGGCATCATACAGCATCAGTACAGGTAAGTCGAAAGCTACAATGTTATGTCCAATCAGTTCGGTGCAATCACTCAAAATACGACTGAGATTCTTCTTTGTGATCTCTTCTTTGACTAGTGATACTACAGCTTTGGTGTCTAGGTTACGCACGACCACGCACCAGACTTTGTAGTCAGGCTTTAACTGAAAAGGCATAGAGGTGTAATCCAAACCGTTTTGCAGCAAGTTCGTAGATTCGATGTCGATGATGTAACGCATGTCTTCCTTCCAAATAAATAAGCCCCAAGTCTATCACAACTTGAGGCCCATGTCAACTATCAATGATTGTTTAACCAGTCATCCAAGCTATGCAGTGTATGAGTGGCATTGTCGTAGTAGATAGAACCAGCAGGTCCAGTCAAACCGCATACACGATTCTTAGTTACGCTGATTTCAGTACTGTTACGTGTGATCTCACTTTCAGCCATCTTATCACGTTTTAGCAAGATATTAGCAGAAGCAGATTTGATAATCGTACTAGAACCCATGATGTTCTGTTCGCTATCAGCACCGTTTTGACCTGCAGGTGTCTTACGCATGTGGTTAATAAAGATGAAAGTAATGCCGTGACTCTTAATAAAGCCTTTAGCCCACTTCATAAATTCCGCTTGCTCTTCGTTAGATAGACCATCCAAAATATCTTGCAGTGGGTCCAGTACGATTACTTTCGCACCACAAGCAGAAACTAACTCTTCAACAGTGTCTTGAATTTCTTCAATTGAACCATCGCGGTTATCTAGCAGATAGAAACGAGAATCACCATCTTCTTTAATGGTAAGTTCTTTTGCTTTTTCTACTACACGGTCTGTACTCAAGTAAGCCATCTTCTCGTCTTGGCTTTCGATTAGTGCAAGCTTCTTTTCAAGGTGTCGTGACAATAGCACTTCACCATATTGACCTGCATCTAATTCCATTGACACAATACCTACAGTGTGTGGAGAGTTAAAAATCCAGTAGTAAATCAATTCGTTTACCAGTGTAGTTTTACCAATGCCTGTATCTGCAGCAATGTTTACAATGTGACCTAGTGGCATACCACCAACGAACAACTCGTTAAGCTTTTGCATGAAAGGTGGAAACGGAATCTTGGCAACCGCAGTTTGACCCATGATTCGGTCATACAGTTTACTAGAAGCTAATACACCTACAGGAACTTGCTTTTTAGCATCATAAAAATCATGAATGAACTCCTTTGCTTTGTCTTTTTCAAGATATTCGTTTGCGTCTTTATAACGCATTGGCATAATCTTGACCTTACCTTTTGGTAGTACTTTAAGTAGTTGCTCTGTAGCAGTTTGACCAGCCTTATCATTGTCATATGAAATAACAATATTCTCAAACGAATCAAAGAACCTGAATTGTCCTGCAATTTGTTTGTGCGAGTTAGCACCTGTAGTTGGAGACACTACAGCAGTTTCAAATACACCGCCTTTGGCTTCAGCATACTCAGACAGCATTTGATATGCAGATAGTGCGTCAATTTCACCTTCGGTAATGATCACATATTTACCACCACGGTTAAATCGAAACTGCATGAACAACTCGCAGTCAGCCCCTGTTCGACCTTTGGAATAGAAATTCTTAGGTACTTCACGGACCTTGTAGCCTACCAATTGACCTTCTTGTGTGCAAGGGTAGTACTGCTCAATAACTTCGCCTGTATCCTCTGCAAAAGCATGTCGTACACCAAACTTAGTGTAAACAGCATCATCAATACCACGAAAGCCTTTAGCCTTAACAGAAGTTTCAGATTTAATCTCTGAATTCTCTTCTGGTGTAAGTGCAGGTTTTGTACTTGGTTTAACTTCCATGTTCTCTACTTCCTTTTTAACGCTAGAGCGAACTCTAGATGGTTTCTTTTGATTTGCTTCTTTGAACTCTTCAGATGGTATTGTATGCTCACAAACAAAACAGTGACTTGATTCGTCTTGATACACTGCTCTACCATCTGAACTGCCGCATTTATCACAACTTGTATGCCTGATAAAATTCGCCATTTTACTCCTTATTCGTTTTTAAGTAACCATTTGTTGTTAATTGCCTTAAAGCTGCAATCATGCACAGTGTTACTCTTAAACACCAAACCTTCACGTTCACTGCCATTTAACAAAGACTTACCTTCAGCATGTTCTAATAGAATCTGAATAGTACAGTCTTTAATATTGGCAGTTTCTCTGATGATAGGCACATGCTTTAACCCAAGCTTTTCACACGCCGCTTTAAGCTGTACAGGTAAGATATATTGTCCTGTGTGGGTATTGTACATGTCGTAAACGTAGAAGTCAAGCTGTACTTTGTACTGATTTCCTTGGATACCTTCACCGATCATTTCACCTTGAATTGCCATACCCTTCATAAAATTACGGCGCATGATATCTTCAATATTAAACTTACGTGCTACTTTCCAGAATGAATTTGCTTCGTCTTCTTTCAAGTCTAAGTTACGTGAGCATACATGGAATACACCTTCATCATCAAGATAGAATGTGGAAGAGGAGCCATCAAGCTTTTCCGTGATTGACCAAGTATCTTTTTGGTACTCTTCAAACTGTCGTGTCAAGTTTTGAATACGCTCTTGATCAGTCTTTGGTACTAGCGCAGGGAAATTACCTCGTGCCATACCAGCAAGTTGAGCGTTCATGGGGCGTTCCCATTTGATAATACCAAGAATATCACTTACATCTGATCCTTCGAATTCATCAGGAGTTAGCCAATCTTCTTTTTGTACTTTCGTTAGTACATTTAATGGTAGCAACAAACCTTGTGAAATTTGACCACGTAGTTTTACTGTACGTAGGCGCTCACCCTTTACACCTTCAAATTCACGAGGCTCTTTACCTTTAGATAGGAATGGTGCAATATCGTGACCTACCCACGAGTCAATTTCGATATACACGGCAAGTGAATCAACTGCAAATTCACCCTTCTTTACTACAACTTTCCAACCATCGACTACAGCGACTTCAATAGCATCTGCACCTTCGATGGGTTCAATTGCTGCAATCTTACGAATAGTTGCTAATTTACGTTCTGTCATTTGTTTCTCCTTTACATGTCATCTTTATGTCGAATACCAACTAAAACCGGAAATCTAGGTACGGAGTATCCTGTGCCAACGTCAAAGTACTTAACCTTTGCAAGTTGACCCATCAGTGATTCTCTGCGTTCCCACAAGTCTTCTCGGATAGCATCAGTCATACCACTGCCACAACTGAATGTATCGCCTTTAGAGGTACGTAGAAGCAACGATCCCATTGTATCTAAGGCTACCATACCGTCTTTAGCTGTAGAGCGTTCTGTGCGGCCTAATTCATTGGTCTTTGCTTCATTGGTGTTGGTGTACTTAGGCTCCCAACCGATGATTTCAAATTCATTGTCTACAAAGCGTTTGACTTTCTGCAATTCTGGATTCTTAGTTCCAGATCGACCGCACTTATATTTAGCATCGGTATCACGAATCATAACACCTTCTGCACCTTGAGCCAGCATTTCAGCTTCAAATTCATCAAGCTGTTCATCGCATGATATGGAATAGTGCGGCAATACTTCTACTCGCAATGGTAAACGATCATCACGATCTATCTTAACCAAATGAGCGTAACGCTCTAACCAAGTAGATGTAGGATGAAAGCGGTCAAATACCCAAAAAGTAAAATCTGGTTCACCCTCAATACGCATAACTCCAGAAGTACTTTGGTTAAATACATCAGGTGCATTCTTATCACCAATGATTAGTTCACCATCTAGACCCTCCAGTAACCCACCTGTCCACTGGTTCTTAAAATAAGCTTGAATAAACTTATTTGGAATCGATTTAAGACTACGTGAATAAGCTACACCACCAAATACAATGCAGCGAATACCGTCAAGCTTTTCAGACATATATCGGTTTGCTGGTTGTGTCTTAACCTTGGTTTGCTCGATTGCAAGTTGTGGCTTAAAGCCCTCTGGAATTGTCATCATCGTTCTCCATGTTGATCTGTATATTTTTGAAAATAGTCTCGATTTAAAATTTCAATAGCTGTTTTTCGAGCCTCATATGCTTTATTAAAAGCAACAGCATCTCCGTATTTTACTGCAGAAAACGAAAGGTTCATCTGTTCACCATTAATATTTTTCCAAGTTGCTCTCCAACTTTTATTTTTGGAGTCATACGAAACACCTGTAATTCCTGAGCTATTGTTAGAATTTTTACTTCTATTTTGTAAATTTTCTCTGAAAGATTTTACACAAAGATTTTTTAAATTGTTATTGTGTGCATTTCTGTCCATATGATCAATAACACAAGATTTATCAAAAATATCAAAATCAGGGTTAAACAGTTTCCAAATAATTCGATGTACAGCATAAGATTTATTATCAAATGTAACTCGCCAACTCTGCGGTTTACCTGTTTTTCTAAATATTCTGTGTCCGGCAATATCATTAAAATGAGCAACTGTTTGTCTACCTTTTTGAGTAAGTTTGTTACATTTCCAACGTAGGCAACTTTCACTTGTCTCATCGTAATAAAAATAATCTTCAAATCTGATCAAAACTAATCTCTCCCAGCTTTAAAAATGCGATACCGTTTGTTACCAATCTTCAAGTATAGACCAGCATGGTAGAAAATCTTAGGTGATTGCCAAATAAATTTAGGAAAATTCATGCTTCGATCTCCTTAACTATTTTTCCGTTCGGTTTGTTCTTATGAACACTAGCTATTCTTAATTTACGTTCAAGCAACTTCTCTGCACTTCTGGCATCAGTAAGTCCGGTGTAAACGTTCTTCCAGAAAAACCAAACCTTTTGTTGTACGGAAAATGTCATTTCGTACTCACCACTCCAATTTTCAAAACGAGGTACTTCAATAATACGAAATTTCATTTAGTTTTCTCCTTGACTTTACTTTTGATAGCATCAAGCTCTTCTGCAAGCTTAAATTCAATAAGCTCTAATGTCTGCTTACCGATTGTGCTTTCCATTACTTTTTCACCTGTGTACGCACCAGCCATCATCCACATTGTGCGTTCGCTTGGCAGAAATGCTCCGATTGTACCACAAGCTAGAATTACAGCAATAGGCCATGAATAAAATTTACCTCTTTTATGCCAGTAGTCCGCATTGGCTAGTAAATAACCAACGACATATGCAGCGTAAAAAACAATCGTTGAGCCAACGATAAAACTTAGAAATTTTACAATGCTGGTAATAACACCAGCCAAATAAATTAGAAATACTAAACTCATTGTGCCACCACCTGTAAAATCATGTTAATACCTTGGATGATCATCTGTTGCTCCATTGGGTTCAACTGATGCCATGTACGTTTGTCGCCAAACTTTGTAGCTACTGTAGACCAAAACTGCTCTACATCTGATTGATTACTCATTATTTTCCCCTAAAGTTACAGTTCCTGTTCTATACACAAGTTCTTTCTTGAATAGCATCTCAACGTAAGTACCTCTGATCTGCGTTTGAGTCTCAAGTATAGCACGAATATGGTCAATAGCCATCTCGCACAAGTAAATATAAACACCGTGTGGGATATGCTCACCGTTCTTACCATAAGACTTCCACACAAAGTTCCTACGAATAGTCTCAAAAGGATCACTCAGGTACACATCCATTGCTGTAGCAGGTGTTGTATTTACGCTACGGCGCAAGTAATCATTGCCACCGTCTACAATGTAGACTTCACCAGATACTTTATCTA